TTGTCCCAAAGTCAAGTTCGTCAGTGATGACACTACTTACAAAATAAATGGAAGAACTCGTAGTCGAATTAATTGGAATAGTATCATATCCTCGCGCGTTGGCGGTCAGATAGCCAAAGAACACCCCGTTGTAAGCCTGTCCAGCCACGAAAGTAGACGGGTTCTTAGTAGAGCCCGGACATGCGAAATATACTGGATATGTCTTATGCCCGGAAAACCCGTAGGAAGTTCTAGCTGTGTTCCTGCCTCTAGTAAACTCCACCCACATATTTGCAGAGAACGAATACACGTAATGGTGATCTTGTGTATTATCAGCGTCGCTGTCTCTCAAACCATTTTCAGCAATGGCATAGTACAACCCGCCTTGGTGCCTAAAAAAGTATCCCCTCATTCTGTGGAATGTACCATTAGTGGCGACACTGGCTACAAACTCATTCAGGAATCGCCCGGGAACTTCCTTGTGGTTGTATCCCTCGATGATTCTAAGACACATTTCACCATCGCTACCTTTAGAAATAAAAGACACCGTATCCAACGAAGAGGCTATGGTGCTTGGCATAACAGTACCGAATGGCAGACTCGAACCTTCTTGCCGGGCCAGCGGCGACCCGGTTGCAACAGCAGCGTCATAAAAATATTCACTACCACTATTACCAATAGCTAGAATAGTGTTGTTTATTTTTACTAGGGCTCTGATATCATCAGGGTAAACCTCAGAGCTAATGAAATTACCCGCTGTCCAAGACAGAGGATTATCCAAGTCACTGCAATAGATATCACCTGTCTGGTTCTTCGCCAAATGCAGCCGCCCGTTCAAGAACACTGGAAAAGGGACATGCGGTGTTGGAAAATCAGCATCAGTGATTTTTGTGTAGGCTGTATCCGACGTAAACACATAAGCATCGTAGCCAGTAACCAACACAAGACTCTTAACGTTAGCCGAAGAAATAAACTCGGCGAATCGTACCGGGTCCTGTGTCGCCGTAGGAGCAGTGACAATTAAAGTCCAGACTCCCGGGGAAGCACTAGAACTTGTATAGACTTTGGGAAACCCACCAACATTCACCACTACGAAATTGTAGACAACCCCTGTAGCGTAAGGTTCCCATACGTGGACACCCTGGGCAATGTTTCCTGCAACTCCACCAACGTTTGCTGCAATAATACTAGGGCGCGTAGTAGAAAACGGGCGGTCTGTTTCTTTAACGACCGGAATAACGTTTTTCATCAGCCACGAACTACTGGCGTAATCAGAAAAATAGTTCTGCACTAGAGGGACTCGCTGCGAGCTGTATGTATCGTTGGTTGGGGTTTTAGAAAATGCCATTTGTTATCCTAGGTTGTCAGGTTGGAAAGTAATCGACCCTTCCTCAGTACCCATAGACAACACATAGTTGTGCCAGTAGTGGGCCTCTTCCGCCAAGATTTTGCGATCTGTGGGGGGGATGCCATATTCAGGAGCTAACGACCATGCGAGGTTGTAGATCAATGCCTGAATCCACTCAGAAGGAAAGTCGAAGTCATCTGTACTAGCATCCATATCTTCATAAGGAGACTGGTAATGGAAGGTGATACTTGTCGTGCTGTTATCAGGAGTGGGCCACAGGGTGATCGTGCCATTAGTCCGCAAGGGCTGGTAGTACAGATTCACCGGGTTGCCATCTGATCCGTTAGGCAGGTTATTGAAGTCATAGCGATTGTAGACATTCAGCGGTGTGTTTGTCCCATCGGCCGGTGTCCAGAAGGCTTGTAGCAACCGGACAGGCTTTGGGCAGTTCACCGTCATAGACGGACCAACTGTGTAGGATGCAGTACCATTCACGGTATTGAAGCTCTGGCTAGAGATTTTCCACAGAGGCATACCATCCGCTTGGAATGCCTTCACAATCGCATTGAGAGCATCCACAGCATCGCTTACCTGAGTTGTGGTGGGTGTACCACCAGAGGGCAGTACAGCGAGCTTACGGAGGGCCCCAGCAATAACCGCATCCCGGTTTAGGGACCAATCTGTAGAATTACTTGTTGCCATCGTCCTTCCCCTTCTTCTTACCTAGCACTTCGTCCCTGAGTGCTACGTAGATACGAATACTAAGCCAAATTATAGTGAACCATCCTGCAATTTCAGGAGCAAGTTTTAGCCAAGTAAAAACACCAGTCCCTGCGGCACCCACATCAACAGAATTGATTTGATGCTCTGTGGCTACTCTAATAAAGAAATCTTTCATGTTTGTGTTCCTACAGTGGGGTCTACATAATCTACATCGATAAATACGTCGGCAGGTTCCGGACGTACCCAAGGTACGTTAGATTTTTCTTCCGGCACACGTAGAAGCGTTTGTGGATGCCGTGTCTCATGGCATGAAGAACACACCCTGAGCCCGGTCCATTCTTCCTTTAGGGCAGAAGCCTTATGTTTAAAACCGCAGCGATCACAAATCGCATTCCAGTCGCCGAGCACAAGGTTATTCTTCATCTTAGTACAGCGCGTTAATTAGCGTTGCCGTTGTATTAGTTGCTAGAATTTGGTCTACAGTAATATATAGGGTAGTGCCCGCAGGCACACCAGAAAAAAGCGAAGTAGTACCGTTCATCCGGACAGCAATATTACCTGTGCCACCAACGTATACCCCACGGGTGAACGGGATAACTGTGGCATCGCTGGGAGTGACCGCTACTGCATCGCGAAATGGCGAGATTTGAAAAGACATGCTCTTCTCCAAAAGAAAAGGGGCATAAGAGATTTGAATTCCCCTATGCCCCTCTATGGGTTTGATTAGACGTTCGTCACTAGGATGTAGTACGTCGTACCGTTAATCACGATAGCCACCTTGTGAGTGGATGCAGTGGCAGCCGAAGCCGACACCGCATTACCAGAGCCAAGGGCAAGTGTCTGAATAGTCGAGACACCTGCCGGTTGACCCGGCTGGTCTTCAATCGTGAGCTTGGCGGTCGACACTTCTTTGAAATGCGACTTAGCCATACTTACGCGCCTGCGGAACCGTAGATACCACGGGGATCAGTCCAACCGAACGAGTAACGCGCAGTAGCCTTGTACTTGGCGTTTTCCGTATCGAAGTCATTATCCATGTCGAAGCTGTCGCCACGACGCTCGAAGTACTTCGGGCCACCCTTGACAGTGGTCCGGATGAACCACGCATCGCTGTCCGTGAGGTAGTGGTTAACCACAACTTCAGGGATGATGCCCATCGTCTTCAGGGCGTTCAGGTCGTTGTCCGCAGTTGCCACACGACGCTCCGAACCAAGGATACGCTTCACTTCAAACTCCTGCGAAGGAGTGATGATGAGGCATTTCGGACGAGCAGCGATCAGAAGACCACGGTCGTTGGTGAAGCCTTGGATATCGATGGACGCTTGTTCCAGCGCCGCTTCGGAGATATCCGCAGGCGTTGCCAGTTCGTTCGACCATGTGCCGCCAGCGATGTTCGGGTGATCCGTAGCGATCATTTCCTTGCCGTCACCACCAACGAAGCTGGCGTTAAAGGCACGGTTATAAACGTTCGCAGCGATGACTTCCTTAGTCTGACGCATGGAATAAGCGAGGCCCTTGGCCTTGCGTTCACCCACGATATCATACAGGTCGTCTTCCACCATTTCGCGAGTAATCACGAAACCGAGGGCGTACACCACATGGCTGTAACGGGTGACGAAGCCCTGACGCTCCGAGTCATACTGAATCGCGGAGCCTTCCGGCTTAACGACAGCAAGACCAAAGCTGGACACACCCACATCCTCTTCAAACGCACGCGAGGACTTGTGCTTCTCGAAGAGGTCGGTCCATTCGACCGGATATTCAGCATACTCCTTACCGTACCATTCATTGATACCGGGCCAGAGTGCCTTTGCAAAAGAGCTTGTATTAATTACCGACATATTCTACTCCTTAGACGCCAGCAACACCGGCAGCACCGTACTGATGCGTATTCACGCGGACGAGTACTTCAGCCGGTCGAGCCGTAGAGGTTTCACTGTTATCCGGAGAAGCGGTAATCCCCATGACTTGCAGCGGAAGCGTCGAAGTGCCAAGCACCGTCGAAGAGTCCACAGACATGCCAGAGTTATACGCACCGGAAGTGCCAGCAGCACCGAGGTTAATCGCAACGTTCAGACCGACAGAAGCGGCAGCGACCACACCACCGATACCATCTTGCGGGGCCGCAAAGATCAGGTCGGGGGCGTCAGCCACCAGCGCCACACGGCGGGTAGAAGCAGCGCGATAATTGGGCGAATTCAGATTAGAAAAATCAGGTTCAAAACCAACAATCACACCAACGATAGGCACAGCAGTACCGGACGCAATCCGCTTCACCGCAGGATAAACGCCGAAACCGACGGTATCCACGAGAGCAGGGTTCGTATCCAGTTGCACGAAATCGCCTACGTTAGTAGCAGCAGCATCAGAGGCGGAAATCATATAACGGTTGAGTTGACCATTATACGGAGCGCCTGTAATGTGCTTGACGGGCCGGAAGCCCGTAAGAACAGTAGCCATAGAAATTCTCCAGTTTAAGTTATTTCAATGGCACTTAGGTTAATTAGTCGCGTGTAATGCTTAGATTACCATAAGTACCAGAGAGAGCTTTTTCCTTGGTGGCTGCTTCAGTAGCATCGACGTGGGCTTGTTTAGCTTCTTGGTCTTCGGCATAGAATTCTTCTTTCTGCCTCATCACAAACGCTTTAGTCCCACCCCCTACATGCGCTTCGGCTTTGGAGCCGGTGACGCTAGGGGCACCAATTCGGGTATCACCAATTACAACGTCCTTGCTGTCCACAAATTCGTAGCCAGCATTAATGTAACGTTGCACATTGTCACCCACGTCATTCACGACACGATAGACGTAACCCGGCTCTTTACCGGACACGGTTAGTACGTTACGACGACCCACGGGGGT